GGATGACTTCCATCCCAATCAGCTTTTCCATTAACCAAAGGCACAACATCAATAGCACACCTATAGTTATGGAAAGACTCACCCCCTTTAGCATTTGTAACAATTCTGCCCTCTGTTGTTCTACCTTGAGCATATAAAGCATCTTGGCTTTCATTATCCCTATATGTAGATGTAACCAACAAGTCAATACCAGAATGTTGGCAAGCCTTAATAAAATCTTCAACTTTTGTTTTAACTTCAGGTAATAATTCATCTAAATTCCTTGAATTAATCATTTCTGCTCCATAGGTGTTGATTTATGTAACATTGCATCTTTGGCTTGTGAGCCTGCACTAGAACCAAAATAAAAACTCATAATAGCAGTCCAAGCTGTTCCAAGTGAACCCAGCATTAATAACAAGGCATCAGATGTTTTAAATGTTTCCATCATTAAACCAACTAATATTCCAAAAAATCCAAGAGTAACAATAATAGCTAATGCTGGAGGAATAAAAGAATGAGTATTGGTTTGCATAGCTCTAGCAGATGATCTATCTTCCACAGCTAATTTTTCAAAATCTAAACCCAATTCTTGTGCTTTTGCTTTTAAAGCTATTTCTGCTTGCTGGACACTTGCTATTTGGTCAGCAGTTAATTTGCCATCTGAAAGCATTTTTTGAGCATCATCTTGGGATATTCCTAAGACTTTAGAAATTGCTTCATAGGCAAGACCCCCAAAGGGGCCGCCAAGTGCAGCGGCAATAGTAGGTGCAATTGTTTTTAACCAATCCATATTAACTCCTAGTTACAGTATCTTGGTGAATACCCTGTTTCCTGAAAAATTTTATAACATTCATATTCTTTGCTATTGGGTTTAAATTTTTTCATAAACTCAATATGCCATTGTTCCTCTACTTTGTTTTTTTGATAATCCCAATTTATATAATACATTAAGCCTGCAACTGTGAACATGACCACCATGATTGCAATACATATTGCAATTCTAAAATTCCATTTTTCTTTATTTCTTGCTTTTCTGTAATATTCTTGCTCATCCTTTTTTTTTGAGCCTGTTCATATTTGGCTTTGTCTTTTTCTAGCCTAGCTCTTTCCTCTTGAAAATCTGTCCACAAAGCACCCAACTCTGGAGGAGCTTGATAAGTTAACATTTGCCTTAAATCATACTCAGCTTGCTGGAGTTGCTTTTTCTTGATGACATTCTCAAGAGCTTGGGCTTTTATGCTTTTTCCTTTTGGAGGATTCTTTTCTTTTTCTTTTAATTCTTTTTGGGCATTTTCCTGATGGTCAAAAAAATTACCAACTCCCTCACTTAGCTCTGCATAAATGCCATAAACTTCTTTTCCAACATTTTTGGCATCTTTGTAGATTGCCACCCCTTGCTTGATAGCACTCACAGCAGAGATGGCAAGCATGAAAGGCATGTTATTTTAAAGTTACATAGTGAGAAATGAAACCAACAAAGCTAGATAGTGCTGAAACAACCATCATGCCTACCCAAAACCCACCTTTTGACTTGTCAGCCATAGAAATAAGTTTATCAATAGATGACTCAAGTTTGTCTATTTTTCTTTCCATAGAGTCAAACTTTTTTTCATAATCTTCTACTTTTTGCCAAAGCACTCCATACTTGACAAGATCAATTGGTGATTCTGTGCTCATTTTTCACTCTGCAATGATTGAAGATATGTGTTCAAAGTTGCTTGTGGCAAAAGTTGACCACCTTTTTTTGGTGTTTGCAATAATGCTCTAATTGGAGTTCCTAAATTACTAGGGTTTATTCCTTTAGTTAAATATTCAACAGTTGTAGGATTATTCATCATTTTTTGTGCTAATTTTGGCAATGCAATTCCCATTGCACCACCCTCAAGAGCACTTCCAATGTCTCCTTGATATAAGCCATATCCTGCGGCTCCTACAGCTCCTGGCAAAGCAGCGGTTAATAATCTTCTGGCAGTGCCACTATTAGGCACTTTATCTGATAATATTAATTTACCTGCACTTGCTAAGTCTGATAATTCTTTATTATTTCCAAAAAAAACATTTCTTTTAGATTTTGTGGCTAATGAATTAAGCAATAAAGATGGACTTACATCACCTTCAGGATTTTTTAAAATAATATCTTCAATTTTTTTCATGTTGCCATATTGCTTATTTGTTTGTTTAAGCAATTCAGCATCTGTTGTATTACCAGATGCTTCAACAGATTTTGTTAAACTTTGTTTTAATACATCATTTAAATCTTTAGCATAATTTGCTAAATCAGTATCAGAACTTGATCCTAATCTATCCAAAGTTTTCTTTACATTTTGATATTGTTTGAAATCAAGTTGATTTCCATTAGCACGCCCTTTATTAACAATATCTTCAATATTTCTATCAAGTGTTGAAAGTTGTGTAGGATTTAATATTTTTTTAGCTTCTTTATATAAATCATTTATAGGTTGAGTTGCATGTTTTAAATCTATATTTGTTCTTGATGCAATATCATCATAATTATTACCAAGTCTTTCTTTTGCTTTAGCAATAATATCTGGAGTAATTGCATCAACATCTTCACCTATAGTTTTAGCAATAGCTCTGTTATATGCTTTTTGTTGACCAGAAATAAATTGAGCTTGAGCATCTTGAGTTATTGGATTGTCAGATAAATGACCTTTAACAGAAGAAAGAAAACTAGATCCTGTTTTTTGTGCCGCATCAAGTGGAATACCAGCATCTTCTAATATTTTTATTGCTTTTTTCCCAGTCTCACTTAAAAATGATTCAAAAGGTTGGGCAACTTTACCAGCAAGATTAGCAATTCCTTGACCTGTTCCACCTAATACAGCCCCTGCACCAATATTAAATGCACTATTTTCATTAGGCAATGTTGGTTGTAAAGCTCCTAAAGCACCACCTATTACAGCTCCTCCTGCAACTGTGCCTGCACCAGGAATCATCATCAGAGGCGCTGCTTTAGCAACCTCGCCAGTTAAATTGCCTAATTGACCAGCAGTTGTATTTAATATTGGTTCATTCTCTGTTCTAGTTTTGGCAATTTCTTCATTAATTTGTTTTTCATGTTCTTCAGCACTTTTACCATTTAATAATTTTTCTGCTTGAAATGCTTTTTGTTTTAAACCAAGCCAAGTATTTTTTGCAGATGCTCCTACACCTTTAGCAAATAACTCTGTATTGCTTAAATCTTGTGTAGATTTTGGTTGATCCCATTGGACTTTAGATATGTCAATAGATGTAGGTTTTGTAGATGTTGTTGGTTGGGCATCCCATTGAACTTGATTAGGATCAATTTTTAAATTAGAACTAACTTTATTAAGATAATTTTTTGTTTCTTGAGCAGGAGGTTCATTTCCTTGGGCAACTGCTTGACCAGCTTTTGTACCACCATTGTAATGAGCAATAGCGGCTTTAATACTTCCATCATATTGTTTTGTTAAATCTGACAAATATTGTGCCGCCCCCCTTGCAGAACTAACTGGGTCTGAAGTATCTACTCCATAAGCCTCAGCAGTTGCAGGCATAAATTGAAATATACCTTTTGCCCCTTTAGGACTTACATCAGTATTTCCACTTCCTTCTGCTTTTTGAATAGAAAATAATGTACCTTCAGGTAATCCATATCTACTTTCTAAAGAGGCATATAAATTATCCATTATTTGTACTCCACAGTTCCATCATCATATTGGACTACAGGTTTACCATTAATTTTTCCAGTTCTAACAATTGTTCTTTGTTTTATTGGTTGGTTGTTTTGTTGAACTTGTTGTTCAGGCTGAGTTTGATTTTCAAGTTTTTTACCTCTAACATATTTATCTAAAATAAATTGTTGAGCTTCAGCAGAGTGAGTTTCAGGATTTAATGTTTTATTTTTATTTTTATCAAGTAAAAATTGTTGTTCATCATAAGCCATCTGATTTTGTTTTTGTGCAAAATCAATAAATCTTTTTAACGCTCTTGGATCACTATTAACGTCTGGATTATTTTTAAGATAATCATTCATCATATTAGCTGTAGGATTTCCAGACATTTGACCAATACTTGAAGTAATAGATTGAGCAATAAATTTATTTAAAGATTGAACAGCAGATAAATCACCTCCTGCGGCCTTATCAACCAAAGCCTGTGGAGCACCAATAGCTTGCAATTTACCAGCAATATCTGCAAAAGCTCTTGTTCCAGCTCCTGTCTTAACTTTAGACATTAAATCTTGAGCTTCATTAAGTCTCATATCAATTTGAGTTCCAGTAGCAACTCTATTAGTCAAATCTTTTTGGTAATCATTAAAATTTTGAACACTAGGAGTATTTGGATTTATATTACCAGGAGCTGTAATAGGAGTTACTTGTCCTGTTGATCTTTGAGTTTTTACAATTTCTCCAGCGGCATTTCTTTCAAATGAAGGCAAATTAGCTTCATATTGTTGTTGAGCAGATGCCATTCCATTTTTAATATTTTCTAAGAAGTTGTAACCTCCAATTAAATCTTTGTTTTTTAATTTTTCAATATATTGATCCATTGGACCGCCAGCAGTTTTTGGAATATTAAAACCTTTAGTTAAATAATTTTCTGCTTCTTGAGCTTCTCTTATGGCACTTTGTGAATCATTATTTTCAATATGTTTTTGCAATCTAGACTGTAACCCAGTCATTACTCCAGTTGAAACATCAAAATGACTTTTATCTAAAGCAAATTGTGATCTTTCAGCTTCAGTTTCAGCTTGTTTTGTTTTAGACTTTTGTTCTGATATTTTTGGTTGTAAAGTTTGTTCAGCTAAATCTGTTAATGCTTGTTGTTGTCTAATAGCTAATGGATTAACTTGCTGTGCTTGCTCAATAGCCATTTGAGCTTGTTTGAGCTGTAATGGATTTAATTGTTGAGCTTGTTGATATTGTTGGATGCCATTGGCCGCATTCACCATCTGTGCAATTGAAGTTCCCTGTACAGGAGTTGTTTGAATAGGAGTTGGTGTTGCTATTGGAAAAGATTGAATACCCATATTTATCCTTAATAAGTTGGGTTATATGGTGATGGTGCTGTTACTTGATAACTTGGTGCTTGATAAGGTGTTTGGAATCCTGTCATGTTAGTAGGAGTCACAGAACTAGCTCCAGCCTGATTAGCTGGGTTCAACAAAGATGATAAAGCCACATTAGAGCCAACACTATTAAGACCACTAGCAATAGCACTGGCACTTCCCACTTGACCAGCCGCTTGAGCATTGGCCGCTCCTACACCCAAATTAGATATATTTGTTGCATTTCCAGTAGATAAGTTTGAAAGATTAGCCAAACTTTGTTGACCAATTCCAGCTACATTTGCCAATTTATTATAAATATTGCTTTGTTGAGTTTGATAATTATTAAATGCATTTTGATATGCATTATTAGCATAGTCTTCAGCAAACTTAGTTCCTGCAATTCCAATATTAGAACCACCACCTCCAGCATTTAAGTTTTGATTTTGTGCTCCCAAACCTTGGTTAAGCATGAATTGATAATTAGGAGCTAAATTACTTTGAAGTTGTGCCGGTCCAAAAGCCTGTGTCAAACTAGGCAATTGAGACTGTAATTGAGAAAGTCCTTGTGCTCCAGTTTGCAAATAAGGATTAAATTGAGGAGATAAATTTTGATAATTCTGTTGCAACTGTTGTTGCCCTGCAAGGGAGGCATTTGCTTGTGTGTTGGCCGCACTTTGTGCCGCGCTTGCTTGATTCATAGACCCTATAAGTCCCAATCCTCCTGCAATTGCTAATCCTGCTCCAAGTCCTATAGGCATTTTTAACTCCTTTGAATTAAGACTTCATCCACTTTGGATGGGTCTTTTTCATCTGTTGCATGAATACAAAACCATACACAGTCCTCCAAGGACTGAATAGAATGGTTTATCCCTGATTTTATTTCAAAACAGTAAGGAGCACTATACATTTCTTCTGTTTTGTCAGTCCTTACTATCACTTTTCCCTTAGCCAAAAGGCTCAAATGACTATATTTATGAGCATGTTGAACAATTAAATGGTCTTTTGGCAATACAAATTGCTTGGCATATAAACCATCAGAAAAATGATGAACAATTTGAGGGTCAAATTCCATCAAACCTTCATTGGCTTTTAAAATATCAGCTAAATTCAAAATGTACCCCCTGAAATACCACCTAAAGCAGTCAAAGTGCCTTTTACAATTTCATTTCCATCAATCACTGAATTTCCAGTAATTTCTTGATTACCTTGAATTGTCTGCTGTCCAGTTTTAATACTAATAAAATTAGGACTTTGTAACCAAAGTAGCCAAGGCAAAGCTGGTTGTTGAGAAGTTGGGTCAAGAAAGGGCACTCTCGGCCAAATAATATTTCCACTAGAACTTGAAGTAGCCATTAGTTTTCACCACCTTCAGCTTTCAAATTAGCAGAAACAATCACAGCTTTTACTGGATCACTAATACTAACCTCAAAAATTCTGTCCCTAGCTTGTCCTAATCTTCTCCAAATTGCCCTGTTTTTGTACTTTCCTACAGCCCCAATAGTACACCAGTGTTCATT